CCCACCAACCGGCTTTGAACCGAGGCGAAATGGGACAGACCCCCACCGAACCAAAACAAAGCGGATCAAAGAAAACCTCAATCCCCACTTCCGTACCGGGGGGGAAGACTCCACGGCGGGTTTCACGAAAGCCGGCCACCAAAATCGATGCTGCTGACACGGCCAATCTTGACGATCAGCCGTTCGATGCAGCTGCACTTTCGGAGTTGCCGCTAAAACGAGCAACTCCGGCGAAGAAGGCCCCGGCTCGCCGAGTGGCACACAGGGCCAAGCCCACTGCCGCTGACCCGGTTCCGACGTCAAACCCAACAGCGCCTCATTTGACCAACTTTGGCGCAGCCGCGGCCTTCATTGCTTTGCTCCGTGAACAGGAGCGCATTGCCGAAATTGACAACGCCAGGGTGACCGCCTTCCTGACTCTGGCCAATGCTGTCGATGCCGACCCAACGAATGCACAACTCCGCAAGGAGTACCGAATGGCCGAGGAAGGCTTGCGTGCAACGGAGGACCATGGCACCGACGTCTTCGAAGAACTCCTTCGAGCAATGTCTGCCCCGGTGGGCGACACCTCGAACGCCTGAGCGAGAAACGTTCGGCAACCGAATCGTCAACGTCTCGGCGCAGCTGGGGCAACCACTCATGCCGTGGCAAGAACAAGCGGCCATGGTGGCCGGCGAGATCGATCCTGACACCGGCTTCCCGGCGTACCGCGAAGTCATCATCTCGGTGCCTCGCCAGTCGGGCAAGACGACGTTGGTGCTTTCCTTCGAAGTCGAGCGTTGCCTGTTTTGGCAAGGCCGGCAGCGAGTGACCTACACCGCACAGACCGGTAAGGACGCTCGAGAGAAACTCATCGAAGACCAAGCCCCGATCCTCGAGCAATCGACGCTGTGGAAAGGCTTTGGTCAAAGGGTCTACCGAGGTGTTGGCGCCGAATCCATTCTGTGGAAGAACGGCTCACGAATCTCGGTGCAGTCCAGTGGTGACGAATCTGGCCACGGTAAAACCGTTGACCTTGGTGTCATCGACGAAGCGTTTGCTGACACGGACGACATGCGAGAGCAATCAATTCTCCCTGGCATGTTGACCAAGCCCAATGCGCAATTGCTCATCATTTCAACCATGGGCACGGAGTCATCGGTTTACTGGAACCGAAAAGTTGAGTTGGGGCGAAACTCCATTGAGACCGGCTCCAATTCGGGCATTGCCTATTTCGAGTGGTCGTCTCACAAAGACGACGATCCGGACGATCCGGCAACTTGGGCGGCTTGCATGCCGGCTTTGGGGCGAACGATCAACCATGCAGCTGTGCTTCATGCCCGGTCAACCATGAGCGATGGTGAATTCCGCCGAGCCATGCTCAACCAGCCCACCATTGCTGACGACCGGCTCATTGGTGTCCAGGTATGGAACGACGCTTCAAGTTCGGGGCATGTACCCGAAGCGCCGTTTGTGTTTGCTGTGGAGATCAACCCTGAGCGCACTTGGGCATCAGTTGTTGTGGCCGGCGCCAACGGAGTTGTTGAACTCATTGAGCACCGTGCTGGTACGTCGTGGCTTGTTGAGTGCTTGCAAGGACTTCGCAAGCACGGCGAGATGCGTTTGGTGATTGACGACTACGGCCCAGCCGCTGCCTATATCTCCGACATTGTTTCGGCCGGCATCAAGGTCATTTCGTACAAGCACCGAGATGTTGCCATGGCATCGACGAAGTTCTACGACGACCTTTACGCCGGCAAGGTGAAGATCCGGTCTCACCCGGAACTCGACGAAGCCGCAGCTGCTGTGCACAAGAAACCAACCGGCGACTCTTGGGTCTTTGCTCGAGCATCAGCCGCGGACGTTTCACCGCTCATTGCCGCAGTTCTTGCTTATGACCAAGCAGCCAAGCCTCAATCCGAGGACGTGTGGCTGCACTTCTAAGGGGTGCCATGACCCGCAGCAACATTGCTCTTGCTCTTCAATCGGTTGGCTTGTCGGCATTGTCCGTCGGAGTCGGCCTTTACAACTTGGCCGCTGGCGTAATTGTCGCCGGCCTTTCTGCCGTGCTGTTTGGCGTGGCCATCGAACGAGGTGAATGACTTTGGGACTCGCAACGCTTTTGCCTACATCGACTGAGTCCCGAGCTGCTGGTGCGCTTTCGTGGAATGACTACCAGCGCCTCTATGAGCGGTTTGGTTTCAACGGCATTCAGTACGTTGTGCCGCAATCAAGTGTTGCCAAACTCACTGCCCTTGAAGGACAGCGCAACCCAATCGTCGCTGCTTGTGTGCGTATCCGCATGGCGGTCTTTGCCGAAGCAACCTTCCAGTTCCAAACGTATGCGCCGGCCGGCAAACTCTTTGGCAAGCCTGCGCTTCGCTTGCTCGAGCACCCATGGCCAGGTGGAACCACGCAAACCTTGCTCGCCACCATGGAGTCTGACGTCTCGTTCTACGGCAACTCTTATTGGCTCTACCGTGACGAGCAGCTGCACCGCCTTGATCCGGTACACGTCAAGATCATCACAGCCGACCTTGAGGACACCGTCACCGGTGCGTTGATTGGCAAGCGCCTTGTTGCGTATGCCTACGTTGACCAAAAGGGCAAGCAGGTTGCGACCTTCCTGCCCGAAGAGATCGTCCACTACAAGCCAATCGTCGACCCGGAAGAACCGTACCGAGGTCTGTCTTGGCTGTCTGCGATTCTTCCGGACATCTCTGCCGACCAAGACATGACGACATACAAGACGTCGTTCTTGCGCAACTCAGCCACGCCGAACTTGGTGGTGACGTTCAAAGACGGCACCAGTGCTGAGTCGATTGAGAAGTTTCGTGACCGCATGGAGTCATTCCACACGGCACCAGACCAAGCCTTCAAGACGCTCTACGTTGGCTCAGGAGCGGACGTAAAAGCCATTGGCGCCAACTTTGCCGACATGGAGTTTGCGGCTGTCCAAAGCCAAGGTGAGACCCGCATTGCCGCAGCTGCTGGCGTGCCGGCCGGCCTTGTCGGAATTGCCGAAGGCTTGAAGGGCTCGACGCTCAACGAAGGCAACTTTGCCGCTACTCGACGTGCATTTGCTGACGTCACCATTCGTCCACTGTGGCGTTCGGTGTGTGGTGCGCTCGAGAACGTTGTCAAGGTGCCAAAGAACACGCGTCTTTGGTACGACCCAAGGGACATTCCGTTCCTTCAAGCGGACGAAAACGACGCCGCTGCCATTCGCCAACAAGACGCCACGACGATGACCGCTCTCGTGTCGGCTGGGTATGACCCTGATTCAGTTCGTGACGCCATCATGAGCGGCTCATGGGCCGGCCTAACTCACACCGGCTTCTTGTCGGTGCAGCTGCAACCGATTGCCGACACACCCGGTACGGCACCCGAAGCACAACCGACCTTGCCGGCAACGGCACCGCCGGAATTGAACCCAGGAGACTAACTGTGGACCCCAACGCTTTGATTCAAGCCGTTGACGCCTCAATCGACGAGGCGCTTGTGCTTATCCAAGACATTGACTTGACGACCCTTGACCCTGCTGTTGCTCAAGCACTGGCACTTGTCCAGGCTGCTGGTTGCGTCATCGACGAATTCATGGAAGCAGCCGGCATTTACGACGCCGACGACCCAGCGACCATGGCCCAAGAGGGAGAAAACGTACCAGAAGTTGAAACGGAATCAGCCTCCGTTCCAATGCGCTCCACCGTTCCAACCGAGAACCTGTTGCGAGCCACCATGGGTGGCGTTGAACTTCGGGACGGAGCCGACGGCGCCCCGGTTTTGTTCGGTCACTTCTCCATGTTCAACCAGCCTTACGAAATTGACTCGGCCTACGAAGGCCGCTTCCTCGAGATCGTTGACCCAAAGGCATTTGCCGAGACCATTCAGGCCGACAAATCGAACATGCGCGTGCTCTACGACCACGGCTTTGACCCAGCCATTGGCAACAAGCCACTTGGACCCATTGAAGTCCTGCGCTCAGACGAGGCCGGTGCCTATTACGAAGTCCCGCTTCTTGACACGGACTACAACCGCAACTTCGTGTTGCCGGCTCTCCGTGGACAACTCATGGACGGACGCCAAGTTGGCTCCGTGCTTGGCGCCAGTTTCCGCTTTCAAGTCCAAGACGAACAGTGGACCTACCCCGAGACTCGCTCTTCAAGCAACCCTGAAATGCTCCCCGAGCGCCGCATCACTCGAGCCAAAGTGTTTGAGTTCGGACCAGTTACCTTCCCAGCGAACCCCGGCGCCACTGCTGGCGTGCGTTCGCTCACGGATGAATTCATCGACAAGCTGCACCACGACCCGAAGTTCGTTGCACGAATGACGGAGCGCGTGGGCGCAGCAGTTGTTGAACGGATGCTCCAGGCAACGCCGGGCGACGCCCGCAATGCCGACGCATCAAGCACCGCCACAAAAGAGGTAACCGCATCGGCCGACGGCCAGCGCACGCCACGAAGCGCATCACAACGACGTGCACTGGCCATTCTGGCCGGCGCCATGAACCCCTTGGAGGGGAAATGAACATTGACGAGACGCGAGCACAGCTCGCAGAACTTCAGGCAGAAATTCGGTCGCTCGTTGCTTCCGACGTTGCAACGCCTGAACTTGACGCCGAACTTGACGCCAAGCTTGGTGAATTCGAAGTCCGCAAGGCCGACTTGGCAAAGCTCGAAGAGCGCGCTGCCAAGGTTGCTGCTGTTGACGCCATGGAGACTCGCCGCATCGACGGCATGCCTTCATTCAGCGTTTCCAAGGACAAGGTTGCTCCAACCGACGTTCGCAACCTCAGCCGCTCAGAGGCTCGTGACGCTGCTCTGCGCGTGATCGAAGCCGACGGCAAGAAGTTGGCCGAGCGCCAGCTGCGCCACGTCGACGCCTTGGTCCGTTCAAGCAACGAAGACCAAGACGGTGACTCTGTCGCACGTCGCATCCTGCTCACCGAGAACCCTTCCTACCGCACCGGTTGGCAAAAGGCTGTCTCGGGTCGTCCAGAACTCATCAACAACGACGAGCGTCGTGCCCTTGAAGAGTTCCGCGCCATGTCCGACGGCACCAGCTCCGCTGGTGGTTACGGTTTGCCAGTTCTGATCGACCCTTCGATCATCTTGACGTCGCAAGCTGCTAACGCTCCAATCCTTGACGTGTGCCGCGTCGTCACCATCACCACCAACGTGTGGAAGGGTGTCACTTCGGCCGGTATGTCGTGGGGCTACGGCTCAGAAGCCGCAGCAGTCGGCGACAACTCACCGACGCTTGCTCAGCCAAGCATCCCTGTGCAGCGCGCAACCGGGTTCATTCCTTACTCGATCGAAGTCGAGCAGGACTACCCAGGCTTCGCCGAGCAAATGGCGCAGCTGCTGGCTTCGGGTTACACCGACCTCATCGCCAACGCAACCTTGAACGGAACGGGCTCCGCTCCGAACCCCAAGGGCATTTTCACGGCAATCGCCGCCGCTTCGAGCTCGCTGGTCGCAACCACGACCGCAGGTGTTCTCGGCGCAGCTGACATTGCCAGCGTTTACGGTGCCCAACTCGAGCGTTTCCGTGCCAACTCAACGTGGATCATGAACGTCGCAACCGAGGACAACATCCGTCTGTTCTCGACCGGCGGCCCTGGTGGCACGTTCTCCGTTGACCTGACCCAGCCTGGTGTGCCGAAGTTGTTTGGCAAGACCGTGCTTCGTTCGGACTACGCACCGAAGCAGCCAACCGGAACCACCGCAGGCACGTTTGCCATCGTTGGTGACTTCAGCCAATTCGTGTTTGTGCAGCGCGCAGGCATGACCATTGAGCCGGTCTCGCACCTGTTCGACACCTCAACCGGTCGTCCTACTGGACAGCGCGGTTGGTTGGCAGTTGCTCGCAACGGCTTCGACGTCACGTCCGCAGCCGCGTTCCGTGGATTGGCTAACAAGACCAGCTGATCCTCCGGGACCACATTGTTGTGAAGGGTGCTCGTACATGGCGGGCGAGCACCCTTTGCAACTCCCGCCGAACCGCCTAACCGCCTAGGAGCGCCATGACTTCCATTGTTTATGCGACAACCACCGCAGCAGTTCCCGACATTTCGCTTGGGTACACCGTGCGAGTTGGTCACGGAGAGCCTTGGGCTGCCAGTGACCCTTTCGTCCAGGCGCACCCTGACTTGTTCTCCGCAGAGTGCCCACCAAACGCCGTGCGACGTACCGTTGCCGAAGCGTTGGTGGAGACAGCAACGAGGGCTCCAGGCGAACGTCGGACGGTGAAGCGTGCCGTCTAAGCAAGACACCGTTATTGCCTTCATTCACGGACCAGACGTCAGCGCATCGTTCGAACGCTCGAAAGAGCAGCTGTTCATGTACGACTCGGTCACGAACCAGCGCATCAAGAACCGCATCACGGCCTATTGCTCGTCTGGTGGACTAGCCGAAGGCCGCAACACATTGGCACAATCGTTCCTTGAGGGCGACTGTGACTGGATGTTGATGGTCGACGCCGACATGGGCTTCGAACCCGACATATTGGACAAGCTGCTGTCAGTGGCAGACCCGCACACAAAACCGATTATCGGTGGACTCTGCTTTGCAAACCGGCAAATCGTTACCGATTCAATGGGTGGGTTCGTCACTCGGGCGTATCCGACCATTCTCAACTGGACAAAATGCGACGACGGTTTCTTCCGATTCGTTGGTCAAATGCACTACCCGGTCAACAGCCTCATCTCGGCCGGCGCCACTGGTGCGGCCATGTTGCTCATTCACCGCAACGTGTTCGAGCGAATTCGAGAAACATACGACGACCACTTCTTCACCCGAATCATGGGTGACGACGACGTGATGATCAGCGAAGACATTTCGTTTTTCGACCGTTGTCGGGATCTTGAGATTCCATTGTTTATCCACACCGGTGCTCGAACCAGCCACGCCAAAATCTCGTGGATTGCCGAGATGGACTTTTGGGATACCGAACTGCCACCGCCGGCAACGGATCGCTGTGCGGTCATCGTGCCGGCCTTACATCGGCCTCAGAACGTTGCACCGCTCATTGATTCACTCAGAGCATCGACCGGTCTGGCGATTCCATACTTCGTTGTTGACGAAGGCGACCAAGTCATGGCCGACGCGGTTCTGGCCAATGGCGGCCGAGTCATCACCAAGTCCGGTTCGTTTGCCGCTAAAGCCAACTATGCCGTTGGTCAAACCGACGAGCCCTGGTTGTTATTTGTCGGCGACGACGTGCACTTCCACTCAGGTTGGCTCAATGCCGCTTTGGACATTGCCAACCGCTACGACAAATCGGTGATCGCCACCAACGATTGCCACAACCCATTCGTCACTCGAGGCGAACACGCAACGCACCCGCTCATTGAGCGTCGCTACATCGACGAGTTCGGCGCATCGTTCGACGGACCCGGCACCGTGGCGCACGAAGGCTACGGCCACATGTTCATCGACAACGAATGGACGTTCTTGGCCAAGGCTCGCCAGGCGTTTGCAGCTGCACTTGGTTCTCGAGTGGAGCACCTGCACCCGTTCTACGACGAGACGATTGCCGACGACGAGATCTATGCCAAAGGCCGAGCCACGGTTGAGGCAGACCAACAACTGTGGATTGACCGAGTCACGTCCTACATGGAGAGTGCCAAATGACGACACCCAAGGACTACTGCACCATTGAAGACGTCAAGGCGTCAATGAACCTGACCGGTACGCAAGACGACGATGCCCTGCAAGCCGCAGTTAGCGCAGCCTCACGGCTCATTGACCACCACTGCGAGCGGTACTTCTACCAAGATGACACCGCCACGGCTCGAGTATTCGTGGCTGAATCCATTTTGGCAGTTGAGGTCGATGACTTTGACGTCAACCAAACCATCGTGGTCAAGACCGACCCGGTTGGCCTTCGCACCTGGGACCAGACGTGGACGTCGGACGACTACCAAATGGAGCCGCTCAACTTGTTGAAATACGGCATGCCTTGGCCATGCAACCGACTTCGTGCAATTCGCTCGTTGTACTTCCCCGTGTGGGGTGGCGCTGCCATTTCCGTGCGCAACGTGGTGCCTCAAGTGCAGATCACGGCCAAGTGGGGCTGGGCCCAAGTGCCCGACGCCATTTTCCAAGCCGCAGTGATCCAAGCCGCAGCCACGTTCCAAGCAATCAAAGCCCCGCTCGGCGCCACGTCATTTGGTGAAGCCGGCATTGTGCGCGTGAAAAACCAACTTCACCCACACGCGCAGCTGCTGATCGCTCCGTACTCGCTCGAGGACGTCTTCATCCTGTGATTGGCGACCTTCAAGCAATTTGCGAAGGCATCCAAACCAACCTGCAAACCATCCCCGGTTTGCAAGCGTTTGCCTACCTCCCAGATTCGTTCTCAGACCCGGCCGCTGTGGTTTCGGTCATGGACGTCCAGTACCAAATGTCGATGAACGACTCAAGGACTGGTCAGGTTGACCTCATTGTCAACGTGCTGGTTGCTCGCACCGATGCCAGGAGTGCGCAACGCAAGCTGCAAGATTTTATGAGCCCGAACAATGCCAACTCAATTCGAGAAGCCATTGAATCTGACACCACCCTTGGCGGAATCGTGAGCGACACCACCGTCATGTCCGCTTCTCGGGGCCCTGCCATCAGTGTTGGCGGTGGTCCAACGATTTACCTGACGCTCGAATTCACCGTCGCTGTTTACCCCTAGGAGAACCATGACCTACACCGTCACAAGCACGCTGCTTGTCTTTGCTTCGGCAGGGTCCACCGTGACCGATGCCGACTGCGAAGGCTGCAACGTCGAAGCACTGATCGAGGGCGGTCACTTGACGCCCAAGTCCGCAGTACCAAGCAACGAGCCGGTCTCACCGGAACCAGAAGGAGCATAACCATGGCGAAATTCGTCTACAAAAACGCCACCGTGGTCATCAACTCGGTGGATCTGTCCTCCCAAGTGGAGCAAGTCACGGTCGAGCGCAAGCTTGACGAAGTCGAGACCACCGCATTCGGTGACGTCGCACACAACTTCGTGACCGGACTTGAAAACAACAAGCTCACGCTGAGCCTCTATGCCGACTACTCGGCCTCGAGCGTTCACGCCACGCTTTCACCACTCGTCGGCTCGACGGCCACAGTTGTCGTGAAGCCAACGGCCAACGCCACAAGCTCGACCAACCCATCGTTCACCATGACGGCGCTCATCTCTAACTACATGCCGGTCGACGGCAAGGTTGGCGATGTCGGCAAACTCTCGCTGACCTTCCCGGTCGTGAGCGGCATCACTCAGGCGACTGCATAACCATGGCCGCCTCCCGCCTAACCGTCACGAAACTTGCAGAAAACGGCGAGCAACTCGCTCCGCAGACGTACACGCTGACCCCAGCAATCCTCGTTGCATTCGAACGTCAATTCAAAATTGGCATGGGTCAAGCGTTCCAAGCCGAAACCATGAAGATCGAATACATCTACTGGTTGGCATGGGAAGCGGAGCAACGAGACAACCTTGCTCACCACGGCGTTCGACTTCTCTTCGATGACTGGTTGAAGACCGTCGAAGAAGTGATTGACCCGGATGCTGACCTAGACCCTTCGTAGGGCCAACGACAGACGCCATCTGTCGCTTGGCCCTACGCATGGGAATCGCACCGTCAATTTTGGCTGAGGAACCACTCGAATACGTCGAGCACCTCGTTTGGCTGTGCAACAAAGAAGATGAGGCGGTCCGAGAATGAGCAAAGGCGATTCAATTGCAATTGTTGATGTCTCGGACCTTCTCGCTTTGCCGAAGGTTTTGCGTGCCATTGACCCGGCCGCAAAGAAAGAGCTCACGCGTGGGCTCCGTGCACTTGGTCGCGTCATCGCTGACGATGCCAAAGGCAGGGTCCGCTCAATACCCTCACAAGGCACCGAGAGTTACCACGACAAGCACGGCAGCATTCGTGCACTTGTGGCCAACGCCATCAAGGTCAAAATCTCCGGGCTCACGGTCAAAGTCGTCCAGGAGAAAGCCGGCTACCCGGTCGATGCCGTCTCTCGGCTTTGGGAACTCGGTGGCAAAGACAGCCGCAGCTACTGGTCGCACCCGCTGTTCGGCAACAAGGAAGTGCAAATCCGCCAGGAATCGCACAACTACCTCATGAGTTCCGTCCTCGAGCACGAAGACGAGATCAAGCAGGCAGCAGAAAAGGCAATCATGGCCGGCCTAGAAGCCGCCCAAAACGCAGCGGGAGCAACTCATGGCGAGTAAGAGTTCAGTTTTTACCGTTGTCGTTGCGGGTAAATCGACGCTGTCAAAGGTCACAGAGAACGAATCTCGTGGCACTGGTAGAAGCACGTCCAAGATCGCCAACCAATTCAACGACATGTCAACCCGAATTGGCAAGAACTTGGCCAAGGTCGGCGAGCAGTTTGAAAAAATGGACATTGTCGGCGCCGGCGCATTGACCACCATGGGCCACCACATGGAAAAGTTCCAAACCAAAACTGGCCACATGAAGGACATTTTCAAAAATGCCATGAAGCAAGTTGGCATGGCTGCCCTAAGTGCCGGCGCTGCCATTGCTGCATTTTCGTTGAAATCGGCAGAGGATTACGCTGCCGCCAGCGAAGCGTTGAAAGCCTCTGTTGAAGGCTCCGGCGGAAGTTGGGACAAGGTCGAAGGCCAAGTTGCCAAGGTCCAAGGTAGCTATCACAAGTTTGGAATGACCTCGGCGCAAATCAACAAAGCACTTGCTCAATCAGTCATTTCGACTGGCAGCGTCACGGAATCAATGAAGCACCTGCCAATTGCTCTCGACCTTGCAGCTGCAAAAGGCATCGATCTGAACCAAGCCATGCTGGCGGTTGACAAAGCCGCTTCGGGTAACAGCCGAGTTCTCAAGCAACTTGGCATTGACATTGCCATCCCACAAGCATCAGCGATGAAGTTGCAGCAAGCACAAGACAAAGTCACCGCAGCGCAGCAAACCATGGCCGCTGTGATTGCAAACTTCCCTAATGCCGCACAAGCCGGCGCTCAAGGCCACGCTGCCTACGCAAAGGCGCTTGGGAAAGTCCAAGCGGCAGAACACAAATTGCAAAGTGTCCAAGGCGCGTCCAAAACGGTTCTCAAGACGCTTGGCGATCGCCTCAAAGGCCAAGCATCCGCATCTGCTGAAACCTATGCCGGAAAACTAAAAGAGGCGCGAGCCAAGGCAACTGACCTTTCCAAAGGTCTTGGCGACAAATTGCAGCCTGCCATTTCAAGCGTGTTGGAGAAGTTCTCCAAGTTTGTTGATTATGCCAACAACCACAAGTGGGTTTGGAAGGCACTGGCAACGGCTCTTGGCGTGACTCTTGTGGCTTCAATGGCATCATTTGCCACAGGAGCAATTGCGGCTATTGCCGAACTTTGGGGAATGGCCGCCGGTGCCGGAGCAGCAGCTGCCGGCCTTATTGCAAGCGGCGTCGGATGGCTTGCAGCTGCGGCAGGTGTTTCAACTTTTACGGCAGCCCTCATGGCAACAGGTATTGGCGCCATCATCATTGGCATCATTCTTTTGATTGTCCTGCTCATTACGCACTGGCACACCGTATGGACAACCGTCAAAAAAGTGTGGAACTGGATTTGGGATCACATCAAGAAAGTTGCCAAGGCAATTTGGGATTTTATTGACAAGTGGCTGATCCAGCCGCTTATGTCTGTGTGGGACAAAGTCAAAAAACCAATTGGTGACGCTTTCAAATGGATTGGCGATGCAATCACCGCACCATTCAAGTTGGCCATGAACGCCATCAAGTGGTTGTGGAACCACACAGTTGGTGGTTTCAAATTCACTTTGCCAAGTTGGATTCCCTTCGTCGGCGGCAAGACTTTTCAAATTCCAAAAATTGGTGATAGCGGCGCTTCGGGCCCTTCGGGTGCAGCCATTAGCACTGCAACCGTTGGCGCTGTAGGCACGGGTCTTGGCGCTGTTGGCGCTGGCGGACCAATTGCAGCCCCTGGCGGCAACCAAGCGCACGTCACAATCAACGTGCATGGTGGCGACCCGAATCAAGTGGTGGCGGCACTCGTTGCTCACACTCGCCAGAACGGGCCCATTCCTATCCGCACGTCGATGCCGGCAGCTGCTGCCTTCACCTACGCACCGTGACCTCATCTGCCCCATCGTTCAAACTTGAAATGGCGTTCCTTACCGGGTCAACCCTTGGTACGGCATTTACGCTTGACGATCCGACCAAGGGCATCCTTGCTGACGCTGGCGGCTCGCCGGCCAACGTGCTGCTGGCGCCTTCGTACATTGACATCTCAAATCGAGTGACCGGCGGCGTGTCGGTCGCTCGAGGTCGATCGCGTGAGCTTGACCAGTTCAACGCCGGCACCGCATCGTTCTCGTTGCGCAACGAAGACCGAGCCTTTGACCCGCTCAACACGACGTCGCCGTATTACCCAGGCATCGTCCCTCGCACCTTGGTGCGAATCTCACTTGCTGGGCAGGTCATCTTTGTCGGCCGAGTTGAGGACTACCGGGTCAAGTACGACATCACTGGAACGTCAACGGTCGAAGTGTCTTGTGCTGATGGCATGGCGCTGCTTGCGTCCATGTTCCTCATTGGCGTCAAGGTCGATGAGGAATTCCCTCAGACTCGCATTCCAGCGGTGTTCAACAACACGCAAATTGCCTACCCTGACCCGGTCACCATTGTTGGTTTGGGGCAGACGTCGCATGCCTATGGGTATAGCCGTGCTTCCGGTTTAGCGATCTTGTCTTATGGCGATTGGGTAGTTGCCTTCCCTGACGATGGCTCTGTCTACTCGTTCAATGGCGTCTCTGGCACGCTGCTGTCATTCACTGGACTTTCACAGCCTGTGGGCGTAGCGGTGGACTCGTCAGACAATGTCTACGTCACCGACGCCACCAACAACAACGTCAAGAAGCTTGTTGGCAGTACTCAAACCACGCTGGCCTTTGGCACCTTGTCTGGTCCGTCGGGAATCGACGTCACGGCTAGCGGTGACGTGTATGTGGCAAACACCTTTGCAGGCAACGTCAAGAAACTTTCCGGTGGCACGGTCACGACCATTTCCGGTCTGACGTATCCAACCGACGTAGCCGTCGATTCCAAAGGTGGGATCTACGTCACCGACAACAATCAAGTCAAAAAGTATTCAGGTAGCGGTTCGACCTGGACCACAGTTGGCATTTCCAACCTTGTCAATCCAACCAAATTGACCATTGGGTCCGACGACGTGCTCTACGTCTCTGACAGTGGCTCGAACCGCGTGATTCGGTGGTCATCAACCGGCACCGGCAATGCAGCGTTTTCCAACATCTCAAGCCCTGCGGGCGTGGCAACCGACGATGCCAAGAACATCTACGTTGTCGACGCCGACAACTACCGCGTGTGCATGACTTCGGTGAACGTGCGGTTGCTTGCAGCTCAGACCTTGACCGACGTCTCGGCGCTCGAGCATTTGCAAAAGGTGGAAAAGGCCGAGTACGGCTGGATGTACGTCGACCGCACCGGCATGCTCATCATTCGAACTCGACCAGACCTCACCGGTACGCCCACCATGACGTTCTCTGATTCGGGCTCAGGCGTCTACTACGAGACGATCCAAATGTTGTCGGCGACACAACTGCTCTACAACCAAGTCGTGGCGTCTGGCACAGCCGGCGCAGGCGGTGGTCAAACCGGCAACCGGCAAGTTGCCAACGACCAAACAAGCCAAGACACCTACCTTGTGCGTTCCTACGACATGAGCGGCACGGCTCTGGCCAACGATGCAGACGCAAAAGATCTTGCCAACTACATCTTGAGCCTTTACAAAAATCCCGAAGTTCGCTTCGACTTGCTCACGACAAACCTTCAACGCACGTCGTCAAGCAATCAAGCCGTCTTGGCGGCACTCGACCTCGGAAGCATTGTCCAGGTGGTCTTTCACCCACCAACAAGCACAAGCGCCAAATTGGCAAACCGAGTTGACCTCACAAGCCCCGGCATTTCATTGGCTCAGGTCATTGAGTCCATCAACTGGAGCATCGACGTGGCGCAGTCAACGTACAAAGCGACCTACACCCTCGGGTCGGTCGGGATCTAGGAGAACCCCATGGCAAACGGATTCAAGACTTTCACTGGCGGCACCGGAGCACCTCCGCTGTCAGCTGCTGACGTCAACGGCTACCTCATGACGCAAGCCACGGCTATTTTCACCAGTGCAACGACTCGAGACGCTGCTATCACCGCTCCAGTTGAAGGTCAAACGGCTTACACCCAAGACACCAATACCCTTTGGGTTTACGACGGCGCTGCATGGCGGGCGCAATGGACGCAACAGAATGGCGCCAGCACTTACAGCCAAGTAGTGATGCAGTACCCCGACACCGCACGCACCGGTACGGCGCCAACGACCGGAACCGCTTCCAAGCCTTTTGCCATTCAAGCCGGCACTCGAGTAGTCACCGTTGCATCGGGCACCGCTCAAGTGAACTTTCTGCAATCATTCCCTAACGGTTGCCTGACCGTTATTTGGTCGCCAGGCAGCGCCAGCATTGACGGCGGCTACCTTTCAGGAGCCGTTACTGGAAACTTCACCATCGTGCCCAAGATCGGTGGTTCAGTGGTGGCCAACGGAACTTCGGTTCGAATCGACTACGTCGCCATTGGTTTCTAGCCGTGCCACTGGTCACCGTTTCGTTTTCCTACAAGACGACCCAAGGTGCAGCTGCAACCGGCTCGGTTAGGTTCCGAGAACTCAACGCGCCGGCCACGACTGCCACCACGGTTGATTTGTTTAGGGGCGCCAACAATGTTGCGCTCAGTGCTCCGGCAACCGGCTCCGTTGTATACGTCGTCACGGAACAAATCGACAACGTCTCTCGCCAAACCTACGAAATCGTTTTGACCTCTGCGCCCTCGTCGCAGAACCTTGCAACACTCCGCACCACTAACTGACCCGGAGGTCACCGTGCGCTCACGCATCTCTTCACTCCTTGCTTTGACCTGCGCTGCTTTGGGTCTTGCCGGCATCCAGCCGACGCCAGTTGGCGCAGCTGTGGCAACCCCTGCGCAGTGCGCATCATGGATTCGTTTGGCCGACGTGTCCTCCAACAACCCTCACCCAATCGACTGGTTGAAGGTGGCACACGCCGGAGTCGGTGGCGTCTACATCAAAAACTCCGAGAGCACGAACTACGTCAATAGTTACTGGTCAGTAGACACTTCGGGCGCTACCAAAGCCGGCGTCCCATGGGGTGGCTATTACTTTGCCCAACCGGCCCAAGCCTCAGCGGTTGCCTCAGCCAAGTACTTCGTTGCGCACGGTGGCGCAGGCGGACAACTCCCACCGGCACTCGACCTCGAGGTCAACGTACTTAGTGGCGCAGCCTCAACCAAGTGGGCATTCGACTTCATGACGACCGTGAAGACCCTGACCGGCCGCACGCCAATCATCTACACAGGTGGCTTTTACCCATGGTCATCTAGTCAAGCCCTCACGCTTTGGAAGTTGTGGGTTGCCGCTTACCCTGCCGGCTACACGCCAGTCGCTACGGCTTGCGGCTTGCAGCTGCCGTACTCAGGCGCTTGGGGCGTCAACGGTTGGTCGATCTGGCAATACACCAGCGTTGGCCGAGTCAACGGTCTTGGGGGCAACGTGGACATTTCCGCTGCTGACCCAACGTGGTGGGCAAGCGTCACCGGTTCTGGCGTCAAGCCACCGAAGCCTGGACAAAACCGCTTCCCGGCGCCAATCTACGCCGGCGCTTCTCATGGTACGAAAGTGGCAGCCATCCAGCGCACGCTTGTCGCTCAACACTTGCTCAAGCCTTCCGACGTAGACGGCGTCTATGGGCCGGTGACCTCCAAAGCCGTGTTCCGTTGGCAGCAAATCATCGGCGCCCACCCTGACGGCATTTGGTCATCCCAAACCGGCCGAGCCTCTGACTACTGGTTGAAGCACCACCGCCCTTACCCGCTGCCAGTCAACTACCCATTGCTCAAGATGGGCGACTCCGGCCAATCGGTACGCCAACTCCAAAGCCTTCTCAACAAGCACCACGCCCACATTGTCAACGACGGCTACTTCGGCAAAGCCACGTTCAATGCTCTTGTTGCCTTTCAGCGCAGCTCACATTTGCCACCCTCCGGGAAGACCGGACCGGGCACTTGGAAGGCGCTTTGGAAATGATCGACCGCCTCATCTTGAAGGAGCGGTCCAATGGCTGATTCTGGCATCACCATTTCAGAGCTGTGGCAATCCATTGAAAAGCGGTTCGATAAGCAAGACCGTCTCCTGGACAACTTGCAGCGGGCTCAATCATCGTTCGCCACAAAACTTGACATCTCACACCTTGACCACAAGATCGATGGCCTCGACGGCCGCGTCAAAGAGATCGAAAAGACCGACACCAAACAAACCGGCAAGGTCGAATTTCGCACCCGGTCAATGCAAGTGATCCAAGCCATGGTCTGGCCGTTTGTCGGCGTTGGCCTCACCATCACCGCACTCATCATTCGTCACTAGGAGCCGTCATGACTACTTCCCCAACCCCGCAGGACACCATTCGGTCGATTGTTCGCTCGCTTACACCGTGGATCATGTCCGGTGCCGTGGCAGTTGCGACCCGACTTGGGCTCAACATTGACCCGCAGCTCACGGCTGAATTGTTTGCCGCTGTTGGTGCCGGCCTCACCATTGGACTTCGTGCCCTCGAGGCCAAGTTCCCATGGGTTGGCAAGTTGCTCGGTTTCTCCGGTGCGCCAACGTACCCACCGACCAAGAAACAACAAACCGCTCAGACCATTGCCGACCTCGAAGCGCAGGTTGCCGAGTTGCGAGCAGCACAAACCCAGCCATGAGCCGTCGCAGTTGGCTCAACCGTCAATGGACAGTTCTCAAGATCATTGCTAGTCGCAAGGTGCGTCGGCTTCGACGTCGCTTTGGAAAGGGCTCACTGTGAGTTTCACTGCAACCACGGTCACGTTTAGTTACACCGGCACCGGCGGCGGCCCAGCTGCTGGCACGGTGTCGTTCCAGTTGACCTACCCAATCACTGATGGCAGCGACATCATTGTCAACGATTTGCAACTGGTGACGCTTGACGCCACTGGTTCCGGTTCGATTGTCCTGCCGGCCAACGACGACACGACGACGCTTCCGACTGGCACTGGTTACGTCGTCACGGAGAAAATCCAAGACACGTCGCCACGGACGTACACCGTCATCTTGAACAAGGCGTTGCCTGGACACACGGTTGACTTGTCGACCCTTGCGCCGGCCTCAACCCAAGTGCTGTATCCAACCATGGGGCCACAGGGCTACCAAGGACCGCAAGGTGCAGGCACTCAAGGGGCGCAGGGCGCTCAAGGGCCAACTGACCTTGTGACCTCAGCCACGGCGCCGGCTAACCATAACGTTCTTTGGCTTGACACCACGGCTACTGGCAACGGAACCCAAGGCGCTCAAGGTCCACAAGGCACCCAAGGAACTCAAGGTTCCCAAGGCATGACCGCATTTGGAACGTATTGGACACCCAATGCGCAAAACGGTTTCCTCGCATGGGATTTTGACCCGACTGCCGCTGCTTCGGTTGGAGCCCCAACGAAAGGGCAGGTGTTCTACACCGGGATCATTTCGCCGGTTGCCATCGCCGTAAACAGCATTGTGTTCTTTGTGACCAATGCAGGCACCTCAGTCAGCACAAGTTATGCCGGGATCTACAGCCAATCGGGCGCATTGCTTCAAGGCTCAAGCGACTTTTCCACAGCACTCATGGCCACTGGTACGGCGACTGCTTCGCTGTCTAGCCCATACACAATGGCAGCCAACACGGTTTACTACGTTGCGTTTTTGATTGGCAACGGCACCACAGCTTCTCCGTCGCTGCTTGCAGCTGGTTCCTCAACTGGTAGCGGTCTTGCTTTCAATGCAGGCACTTCGTTTGCCGCAAACACTTTGGCAGGTGGAGCAAGGGTGGCGACGGTTGCAGGAACGACCCTTACTGCTTTGCCAAGTCAGGTATCCGGTACGCCATCAAGCGGTGCAACTGTCCCTCGAATTGTTTGGTTTGGATTGAAATGACGCAACTCAAGTATTACGACACTGGATCAGGCACTTGGGTGACGGCTGTTGTCGGGTCTCAAGGCCCACAAGGCAACCAGGGCAACCAAGGCAGTCAAGGCACTCAGGGAGTGCAGGGCAACCAAGGCAGCCAAGGTAGTCAAGGCAGTCAAGGCAGTCAAGGCGGAACAGGCTCCCAAGGCAGTCAAGGCACTCAGGGAGTGCAGGGCAACCAAGGTTTCCAAGGTGCAAATGGCAGTCAAGGCGCTACAGGCCCACAAGGCTCAACCGGCTCACAGGGCCCAACCGGCTCACAGGGCCCAACCGGCAGCCAAGGCGCTACTGGCAGCCAAGGTTCCACTGGGGCACAAGGGACAACCGGCTCGACCGGGGCTCAAGGCGCTCAAGGCTCGACCGGTGCTCAAGGCGCTCAAGGTGCTACGCCAATTTTGAGCGGCGACGTCGTCACTACTGGTGGCGGAGTTGCAACATTGCAATCAACGCAACCCGTTCGTGCCATCGTTCGGCAATTTTCTTCTGAAACTCCTGCCATTATCAGCGGCACTACGGCAGTTGCCGAAAGTGTCCCTCGATTTGCACTCAATGGAAGCGTCACCCCTACTTCAACGCAACAACGTTTGGCGGCGGTCTACTTAGTTGCTGGACAAGTCATAAGCAACATCAGTTTTGCAACCTATTCAACGTCGGCTGCAAACTCAGTCACAAACACTTGGGCTGGCATCTACACATTGTCAGGTACGACCTTGACACTGGTTGCAAGAACGGCAGACCAAGGTGCGATCACAATGGGAACCAGCACGCTGTTCACTTGGGCGATTGCTCAAATTGCATCCGGAGCATCAAGCACTTACACCGTTCCAACAAGTGGTTTTTATTACGTCGGGCCTTGCATTACCGCAACTACTTGCCCAACATTGCCAATCGCCAACACCACCATGCCGCAAATCTCAGCAATTACCCCTTACACAAGTGGGTTCATGACTGCCGCATCTTCGCCACCTGCAATTGGAACGACGTACACAATGACTATTGGTACAACGATCATTTGGGCGGCGCTTACTTAGTCAATTCCAATGACAAGTTCACAAAGGTTTCGATGCTTTTCGCCAATCCGTAGGAGGCGCCGCCATGGCCAAAACGCCTGTCCAGCAGCAACCAAACGACCGGTTTAGACAACGGCAGGTGAAGCCAAATCGCTGCTGGTACATCCGTGCCAGCGAGCAACTTGAGCCCGATCAAATGGCCGAACTCATCAGCGCCCTGGCTGATCCAGCCATTCAAAGCAAGACCATTTCTTTGGTGCTTGCAGAAGACTTCAACTTTCAAATCTCTGGCCGCTCAGTAGGTGCCCATCGCTCAAGGGAGTGCAACTGTGAGTAGGTTCGCAGCTCGTCAACCACGCCACGCCCAAGGACACCCAAAGGGCTGGGAGCCCGGCGTTGTTTGGGACCCATCCAAAGGTGGAACTCTCACCACTGGACCCATCGACGGCGACCTTGACCCGAGCCTGTGGGATCAACTGATTGTTGATTTTGGCCTCGACCCAAACATCACCGAAGTCATCCCCGGATCTGTACAGGTCAGGGCGTGGGACGCTGCCATTGGCAACAACGAAACCAAGCGGATGCTCTACTACCGGGCAACCATCAAACCTCGGGAGAATCGAGACCACTTTGCCGATGTTGATGCCTTGTGCAAGGTGGCAGCCAAAAAGCGCCCAACCA